TTTTATCGATCTGTTCAGGCGGGTTAACCGCGCATTGTTCGGCGCGGGTAAGTTCACGCTGTAAGTGGCTGTAAAGCTCATCGCTTAACTGTTCAATATAGCCGGTAACGGTCTGCACGGTTAAATCTTCAAACCCGTTTTTGTATAGTCTCTTATTAAGGATTGCTTCGGCCCGGTACAGGCAGCAGGAAAGGGTACTGATACCGGTTAAAAGGTACGATATGTCCTGTAGGATATCCTCCGCCCGCTCCTTGCGGAGCATCTCTATGCGCTCGCAGGCGTCTTTCATTAGGTACATAAGGCCTATTGTGTCGATCTTTTGAACCTTGCCGCCCCCTGCGACTTCAATTGTTTGTCCAAACAGAGAGAGCTTACCGCCTCGCCGCAGTAAAAGAACAAACGAAAGGGCAACAATTATGCCGAGCCCTATCCATCCGATAGGCGGCAGGTTTTCTAGTGCCATAAATGTTTTTCCTACCTTTTAGAATAATTCAATACCAGCAGCATAGAAGAAAGCCGGTGCGTAACGCAAACCGGCGGAGATAAAAACGATTTTCTTGAAATATTTTCCTTTTTCTCCATTAAAAATTTGTGTTACGCACCCCCGATTATCTACAATGCCGATTGTAAGGTTTTGTTTTTGCAGTTTCAGAGAACACGGCAAAAGCAAATCGATAGAGGTAACGACATGGGTAAGCAAGGAAATACAAAAACAGATAAACAAAAACCGCTTTTTCCTGACGGCGGCTCTCCGTTCAGTTGCATTCAGGCAGTAGGTGAAATGCTTTCGGAAGCGGAAGCAAAGACGATGAGAGAACGCATTCCGCTTAATCCTTTGGCAACGCCTGAAATGATTGCGGAACTGAAGGGCGAAGACGATCCGCTCGATTGTATTTTTGCCGTCGAATACCGCAAAAGCAAAAGCGGCGTTGAGTATCTTGACTCTGCGTATGAGCATATTGTCGAGACGATTTTAACGAGTACGGTTTTTGTCCCGTCCGGTTACGGGCATCAATCGCAGGAAGCTTTCTTTTTTGAAGGACGAGACCTGTACGGCTCGGTCATCGGCGCGCTTCTCGATAAAGAGGCCGGTAAAATCTATTACCGCATTATCCCTGATAAGGGAGAGGACGCAAAGGATATTAGGCGGTGGCTTAAAAATAAGCAGATTAACGCAGTTTCTATCTGGGGCATTCCGACGTATGCAGATGAAAGCCGGAAGACGGTTATCGATTATGCGCTTCGCTCGGTTGACTTTGTGCCGCCGCTTAGTGAAGGGCAGCGCAATGAAAGCGCAATTGGACAGATGGAAGATATAAGCTTTTATGAACGGCAGGAGAAAATCCACACCGCCTTACGGGAACACTATAAAGATTATGTGTTTACGGAAGATTTTTATGATGATTTTGTCATCGGTGAATATGAAAATCAGCTGTATAAAATTCCGTACCGCATGCAAAACGATACGGTTACAGTCGGCGCGGCGCAAAAGGTACGCCGCGTTGTTGAATATAAACCAATGGAGGAAAAGATGGAAATTACAAGTATACCCAATGATGAGCTTACGGCCGAAATTGCGCGGAGAACAAAGAACGGGCTTTTGTCTGCTCAAGCCGTTGCAGGGGAGATGGGAGTAAAACTAGAAGATGCTCAAAAGATGAAAGACTTGGAAGCGGCTTCAAATGAACTTGCTGAACTCAAAAAAGCGGCCGGAGAAATGGCGGTTACCGATGCGATTGCTTTTGCGAAAAAAGCGAAAGAAGCGGAACAGGAAGCGGCGGCAAAAAAGGCATTTGGCGAAATGGTCGAGGCGGTGAAGGCAGAAAAAGGCTTAATCAAAGACGGTAAGCCCTTCGGTGAAATGGCTGCGATGGTCGATAAGTTCTGCCGGTTTGAAACCGGTATGAGCAAAGAGCAGGTTGCAGGCGAGATGGATCGCGTGATCAACGACGCGGACATTCAAAAGATGGTACAGGTAAAAACAGCAACCGCACCGCTTGGTCAGATGGAAGACAAGCAGATGGGCGGCGGAGAAAAAACGGTTGTAACATTTTAGGGAGGAAATGAAAAATGGTATATGAGCACAAAGTACGATCAACCATAAAAACGGTACCGGTATCGGCAGTAACGGTTCCGGTCGGTCATGCGCTTGATAAACACGGCATTGTGTTTGTAGGCGACAGGGCAGGCGTTGCATTTGATAAATTCAGCGATACCGAAGTGTCGGTTAATTTTGACACGGAAACCGATTTTATTACGACGCATTTTGACGAGGCGGCTTTACCGAAGCTCGGCGAAAAAATCTATGTTGCGGCAGCGGACGGGAAACTTACAAAAACCGCATCAGGTAATAAGTTGGTCGGCTATTACTGGGGTAAGTCGGGAAATTCCGCCGTTTTCTCGCTTGCAATGTAAAAGTATTACGGAGGTACTATCGTATGAAAATAATTACAAAAGAAGCAATAAAAAATGCGGCTTTGGAAGAAAAGAAACGGTTTAAAGCCTTTTATCAGGCTCCGCATGAACCGGCCGGAGAAATGCCCTTACAACATACCGGAGAAAGCAGCGGGGCGTTTTTCACGCAAGAGATGTTTTCTCGTCTTGCCCGTGCAGAAAATGAAGCCGCAGGTGAAATGAGTATGGAGGATGTACGCGCCTTTATCCAAAATGCAACCGTTGATGTAACAAAGGCGCGGGCAGAAAATCCGACGCTGTATCAGTTTATCTACGATGAGATTGTCAATTCCGAGTTTACGGAAACAATCGATGTTAGAGATTTAATCGGACTGCAAGCAGCGTTCGGTGTTGTCAACGCAGGGGAAAGCGTACCGTTGGCAAGCTGGAAAACAGGGGAACTGGAAACGGTAAAAATGCTCGATTATGCCTGCGGCTATTCGGTATTGGAAAAATGGGTACGGTACAATCAGTTCTGGAATGTCGGGCAGGCGAACAGAGCGATAGGTATTGCATACAATGCAATTCTTGACCATATCCATTTATCGCCGATTCTCAAAGGCTCTTATTCAGGCGCCGCTGTTACAAGCAAGGTATCGGGAGCCGCTTACGCAAGTGCAACTGAACTTGAGATAATCTATCACACACTCCGCAACGGGATTAAAGATGCCCTCAAGCGGCAAGACGCACACGGATTTAGATTGCGCCCGACAATTGCACTTTGCAATAGTGCAACGGCGATGGATGTCGAGGCTGCCGTAGCCGGTATGCAGCAGCGCGGTTCACAGCTTGGCGCATTAGGACAGATTCAAAGCGTGCTTGCCTATGACGGTTGGCAGGGAGAGATCAAAGGCGAAAAAGTAACTTTTGAAGCTCCCGCAAATAATGAGGTGTATCTCATCCAGCCGAAAGACATGTTTAAGGCGCTTGTAAAAACTGATGTTACCCGTCTTACACAGAAAGGGGATATTATGAAACTTTCAAATCTTGATGTTGTGCAGTTCTTTAGCCGTGCAGTGATTGCCGATGTATCCGGTTCGGTGCATAAGGTAAAGCTCGCATAAGGTTTTAAAAGAGAGGATAGGCGGTGTGTCTGCCTATCCTTTTCATAAAACATAAAGGAAAAGGCAGCGGCATGATAATCACCGAATCCCTGATCAATAGAATCCGAACTCTTCTTAATGAAACGATACCGGAGGGTGGCAGCGAAGCGGATACGCATTTTTCCACGCTCGATTTAACGATCACGTTGCAGAGTGCGGAAAGTGAAAATCATGCGCTCTACCTTTTATGGACGCAAAAAGCGGGGATTATTCAAAAAGATGCAGGGGAGATAAAAAGCATCAGCGCAGGCGGTGAGAGTGTGGAAAAATACACTGCCGGCGATTACGTCAATCTCTGTCTTAAAACGGCGAGCGGGTATAAAGATGCGTGGGAAGCGGAGCGGAAAAACGCCGGCGCTTCATTTTTAATCTTTAGTAAAAAAGATGATGATGAGACGGCGCTATGGTAAATGTTGTCAAACAATTACGGAAAGACACCGAACGCATCATTGACTGTAACCCGTCGGTAATTGTCTTTATCCGCCGCGAGCGGGTAAAAGGGGCATACGGTAATGTAAAAGAAGTTGAAACGCGGACGGAAGCGCAGCGGGTGCGTATTGCAGAAATTGCGCACAGCGAAACCGACCGACTTTTGCAAGAAGGATTGTTAAAGACGCATATCGTCAATATTACCGCGCTTGACGATGCGGATATTCAGGCAGGCGACTTATTCGATTTTCAAGGCAGCCGGTATGAAGTCGTTTTTATCCGAAAGATCACTATCGGCGGGTATGCGCCGGAAAATGCCTACAAGATGTCAGGCAGAGCAAAAGAGATACGGGAGGCCGTCGAATGAGAGGGATGGAAGCGGTTTTTGAAAACTTAGAGACGGTAACAAAGGAAATGCTCGATAAGTGCGAAACGGTTGCCTGTGAAACCGCTGCTAGTATGGAGCGGTATGCGAAAGAAAATCATGTGTGGAAAACCGATACAGGGCATGCCCGCGATGGACTGCGCGGCGTTGCATCTCGTTCTTCACAGGCAATATCGGCAGGGATTTATCAGGATATGTACGGTATGACCGGCGATGAATACGGACGCTGGCTTGAAGAAGGCAAGCGAATATTAGCAGGCGGTGTAACGTTCGGAGAAAAGTACGGAATCTTAAAGCCGACGCGGAATGCCCATGCCGAGATGTTTTTTGACGGCATCGAAAAAGCGTGTGGGCAAGCGCTGAAAAGGCAATAGCGATATAAAGGTAAGATAAAGCAATGCGAAGCGCACTGTATGCGGAATTGGCAAAACTGTACCCTGTCTATTACATCGGCAACGTCGGAAAGACGGCAAAAAAGCCGTTTCTGATTATGCAGTTTGAACAGGGCATTAAAACTCATTTCGGCCGCTGGAATATGGTAACCGTTACCGTTTATGCCCCTGCGGGAGACTTTGCGCTTCTTGATGCGGTATGTGAAAAAGTCATTGCCGCATTGGACGGGAAGCATATCAAACGGATAAGCGATGAGAGCGTCTTTTTAGTGCAATACGTCGATTGTTCAAGCGACCTCGTAGAGGATGCACTTGGTGCGATTGTAAAACAGCTTAATTTTAAAATTCCCGCATTTGGCGGAGATTTTATGTAATCTAAGGAAAGAAAAGCATACCGACTTTTCATTTCTATAAATGGAGGTTCAAAGATTTATGAAAAAGAAAAGCATATTCAGCTATTCAATCGGGGTTGCAGCTTTGGCGCTTTTAAACGCAGATAAAAGCCTTCCGTCTCCCCATGACTGGGAAGATGTCCATCCTGAAACGGGAGCGGAGCGCAAGCATCGCGGCGGCTTAGTCGGGAAAGCGGGCACGTTTAACATTGACGGGTGGGGGCAGGAGGATTTAAAGCTCATCTGTACCTACGGCACAAAAGAAGCCGAACTGAACATCGTTTCAACCGCGGCAAATAAGAAGGCAGTTACGGTTGCCGAGTTGGTGAAAGACTTTAACACCGCCTTTACGCACCTTTCAGCAAACGGCATAAAACTGAAAGCCGTTAAGACGGCTGTCGGGGATGATTACGATGCGGAGTACCTTAAAATTACCACGGAGACGGCAAGCGATCTACCGTTTTTTGCGCCCATCGGGTTTCAAGGCCGGCTTGCATCCTTACTCGGTATTGTCGGATGGGTTACGACAAAAGAAGCGAAAAGTTTCAAAGATGATTTTGAAAAGGAAAGCGGAAAAAGCCAAGATGCAACAAGCGGGCATGGTATTCGCTGTACGGTAAAAGAAGCGGATAAGATAAAAGGGACGAACATTACCGCCTCCTTTGCAACGCTGCCGTCTTCTGTTTTCGCCCTTGTTACCGGACATACGTACAATGAAAAAACGGGGGAGCTGTATATCGATAATGCCGGAAGCCCGCCTGCTATCGCCATGCGGTATTTTGTTGAGCAGTACGAAGAAGGAATGAACACCAAAAGCTCATTTACGCGGGTAAAGGCTATTACGTTCCCGTCGTGTCAGATTACGCCGCAAGGAAGCGAAGCAGCTGAGGATGCTTTCGGGGCCGCTGAGCTACAGGGTTCAGGCGGCGATAATAAGCGCAGCGATTTGCCGTTAAAGTTTATCAAAGAAATTTCACTTACGGACTATACGCAGTACGTACAAAGCTAAAACATTTACCCGCCCGTTTTCAAAAACAAAGACGGGCGGGCTTTACGGTCAAGATGAGGAGACAGGTATGTTTGAAAGAATGAAATCCGTTTTTACGGAAAGAAAGAGAGAAAAGGCAATTGAAGCGGAGATTACAAAAGTCAAAAAAGCGGAGCCTGAAAGCGAGGCGGAGCGTCTTGCGATGGCTACCTGCGAATGGGTAGAACTTTTATGGAACGGTACCAAGCAAAAGTTTCTCATTCATAAAACGAATTTTCAAGAGTTTTTAACCTGCGGACGCTTTCCGAATGTCTTATACAAGTTTGTAAACGGTATTGCAGAAGCGGCAGGAGCAAAAGATTTACAGATATCCAAAGTTGACTTAAAAAAAATGCAAGAGGAAGAAGATGAATTTATCGTTGAACTTGCAAAAAAGAGCATGGTTACCCCGTCATATCAGGAATGCTATGACGCTATTTTAAAGATACGCGGCATCAGTGAAAGCGATATAAACGATGTAATACCGAAAGACTTTTTAAATGATCTCTTTCTTTTGTATCTTACCGATTGGGATCAGGCCATAAAAAAAAATTTGGGAAAGTACAATTTGTCCGCTTCGGCAGAGTTGCAAAATACTACCGATGCCGGCCCAGCGACTACATCAGAGGCCTAACCGATTTTGAAGCCTTTATCTTTGATGAGGCATGTTTAGTTGCCGTTGAAGCGGATAATAGACGGCAGGAAAAAGAAGAAGCGAAAAAGAAAGCGGAGAAGAAAAAACAAACGCAATTTCAAAAAGATATGGAAGATACGTTTGCAGAAGATGATACGTAAAAGCGGATGAGATATATGGGAAATAGTTTAGGCGAAATATATGCAGAATTATCGCTAAAAACGGATAAGCTGCAAGAGGGCATACAAAAATCCAATAGAGCGCTTGCGAAACTTGAAAAGGATATTGATAACACAGTTGAAAGCATCAATGCGAAACTGGAGACAATCGGCAAGTATCTATCCGTCGGGGTAACGGCACCCTTAACGCTTTTGGGAAAAGCGGCGCTCGACACGTTCACGAGTTTTGAGCAGTCGATGCGGAATACGTTTTCCGTTATGTCTGCAAGCAGTGCGGAAATGGAAGCGCTGCGCCAAAAAGCGGAAGAAATGGGAGCGACGACTCGCTTTAGCGCAAGCCAAGCAGCCGATGCGCTTTATAGCTTAGGTTCCGCAGGGCAAAGTGCAACGCAGGCGATAAACAGCTTAGACGGTGTATTGCAGCTTGCAGGGGCGACCGGAAGCGATTTAGCCTTTACCTCAAGCACGATAGCTTCTACCCTCTCACAGTTTAATTTAACCGCAGAAAAGTCAGCTCATATTGCCGATGTGTTTTCGCTTGCCATCAGTAAAAGCCAAGCGAATATGACAAAACTCTCGTATTCAATGAAGTATGTCGGACCGGTCGCTGCCGGTTTGGGGGTGAGCCTTGAAACCTCAACCGCTGCGTTAATGCGGCTTTACAATACCGGCTTCGGAGGGGAGCAGGCAGGTACCATTTTACGGGCAGGGCTTCAAAAGCTCGCAAGCGGTACGGAAGAGGTAAAAAAGAAACTGCAAGAATTGGGGCTAAGCTATGATGAGGTAAACCCCAAAACGAATAACCTTGCCGACATTCTTCAGCGGTTAAAAGATGCGAATATCGATGTTGCCAAATCAAGCGATTTATTCGGAGAGGCGGCCGCGGCCGGTATGCAAGCGCTCATCGAAGGCGGAGGTGATGCGCTCCGCACGATGGACGGGCTTTTGCAAGCCTCCGATGGAGCGGCAAAAAAGATGCAGGATATTCAAAACGCCTCTTTTGCAAACACTAAGGCTGAACTTGCGAGCGCCTTTGAAGCCGTTCAAATCACCCTTACCTCAAATGTCATACCCGCCGTCGATGCGGTTGCAAAGGGTATTACGAAAGTCTTACAGTTTGTCAATGAGTTACCGGTCAGTCTGCAAACGACGGGAACGGCTTTTGCAACGCTTGCCGCGGCTACCGGGCCCTTACTGCTTGTCGCAGTCGGTATTAAAAAGATACAGGCTGAAATGGTACAGCTGAACCTTGTCATGTCAGCTAACCCGATTATAGCGTGGGGAGCCGCCATTGCCGCCGCCGGCGCTATTGCCCTCGGCATTATTGCGCAAGTGAAAAAAGCGCATGAAGATGCAATGCGTAATGCCGAACGGCAGCTTGAACAAGCACAAGCCCTTGCCTCCGATGCTCTGCAAAGCGGAGATAAAGGGCGGAATATCCAAGAGCTATTAGGAAAGTATGATAGCCTAAAGGGAAAAATACACGATAGTAAAGAAGCGCAAAGTCAGTTTAATAGCGTTATTGAACAGCTTTCACAGGTTGTACCCGGTGCGCAAGGGGCATTGCAAGCGCAAGGAGAAAGCCTTGAGCAGTTTGTTATTAAAGCTCGCAACGCCGCACGGGAAGCGTTAGAGCTTGAGAAAACGAAAAATGAGCGGGCGCTGATCTTGTCCAAAAGAGCAACGGATGAAGCGCAAAAATATGTGAGTGAACATGAATCAAAGCTGGAGCATTCTTTTAAGACATATAGCCAAGACCTCTATCGCACAAACAAATATGAACATATTTTAGAACAGTTTAAGACAGCGCAGCTGCAAGGTGAAAAAGAGCAGCAAGCAGCGATAACCGCATTAAAGGAAATAGAACATTTTATCAAAAAAGATGCCGGGGACGGATTTAGTTTTGCTTCCTTTTCTGATGCCTTCGCCTCATTGCAAGCGCTTATTCAGTGGAATACAAAAAAACTGTCAAAAGATGAAAAAGCATTGCAGGAACAACAGCGACTGCTCGATGAGCAAAAAGCAATTCTCACGGAATCGAAGGACTTACAGCTTAAAATAGAAACAGGGGATGCGGCGCTTAAACAGCTCAATAGCGCTATTCCACAAAAAAAGAAGCACGATGAAGAGCTTGCCCGTCTTGCCAAAGAATGGGAAGCGGAAAAGAAGATCATCGATGAGAAAAATCGCTATGCGCAAAAGATGGGAGAAAGTTTCAGTGTCCCTCAAGAGCGGATAAAATTTTTACAAGCAAAATTAAAAGAACTCATTGCCATAAAACCGGAAGATATTGATACAATTTTTACCCTCGACTCCAAAGGCTTACAAGCATATTTTGATACGATAGCCCAAGAACAAGCGAAGCTGGAAAAAGGAAAGGGAACGAAAAAAACAAGTAATAAGGAAAAAGATACTTCTTACCAAGCGCAAATAGCAGAAGTCGATAAGTTCTATCAAGAAAAACTCGCAAAAGCAAAAGAGTACGGACAGTCAAGCCTTGCCGTCGAAAAAGAGTACCGGCAAAAGCGGCTTGCACTTATCGAACAATTTATTAAAGAAGAAGATAAGAAAAAAGGCGCGGGTAAAGGGATAGGCGTTGAAACAAAAGAAGCGGCAAAAGATGATAAAGGTTCCGGCGTAACGCTCGGCGATGAGCTTACTAAAACAAAGCTGATGAGCGATGCTTTTGGGCGCTATCAAGTACAGCAAAAGGAATTGCAAGAAGAACTCAAAAAAACGCAAGAAGAAATAATCGCTACGCAAGATAAAATTGCAAAGACAAAAGCTCTGCTTGAAGCGGCAGAAAAAAACGGCAAAAGCGGAATAGAAATCGAAGCTCTCAATCAAGACTTACAGGCAATGCAGGCCTATTTTCAACAGTTGGAAGAAAAGGCGCAAAACATACGGGTAGAGATAAACGAAGCCGAACTATCTTTTTCACAAATAAAAAGCGGACTGATCGATATTGAAAAAATCGGCAAATCAGAACTTCAAATACAGCTTATCAACATAGAAGAGGAGAGAAAGCGGCTTTTAAAAATTATTGAAGAAAGCAGGCGGGCAAAAATAGCAGCGGCAAAAGACAACGCCGAAGAAATAGCAAGAATTGAAGCGGATGCAGAAAAACAAAAAGATAAAGTTAATAAAGACGCTGATAGGCAAGCGCAAAACGCGAACGCTGCCGCCGCTAACAAATATGTACAAGGCGGAATAGCTATCGCTAAAACCCTTACAAAAGTAGTAGCCGATTCTATCGAGCAAGGCGGTATTGACGGTTTTGCTGCAATGCAGGCTAGCGCCGACATACTTAACCAAATAGGCGATATGGTAGGAGACCCTGTAGCTCAAGCAGTTATAAAATCCGTAACGGCGGCAATCGAAATAACGGGTATGATATTAAAAGCCGTAAACGCCGTTTCAATAAAAGCATTTAATGAAGAAATAAATACCATTGTAGAAAATTCAAAAGAAACGGCAGAAGAAGCTGCAGATAAAATTATTGACAATATCGAAAAAGAAATAACAGAAAAAGCAAAATCTCCTATGCTTGAAGCGGCAAAATCTATTATGGGAGCTATTACCGGCGGTTTTCAATCGGGCGATTTTAGCGATTTTTCTAACACCGTTGATGAAATTATAAAAAAGTTAGTCATCGAAAAAATGATCATGTTCTCAGGACTTAGTACCGGCATACAAAAGTTAGTTGATGATATGTTTAGCGGTTTTAAGGGATCGGGCGAACAGCAGCGTAATATTTTAGAAGAACAAAATCAAAAACTAGCGGCGGAAAAAGAGGCTTCAGAAAAAGAGTTTATAGCATATCAAAAATTACTTGAGAAAAAAAGGTATCTACAAGAGCAAGAACAAGGATGGTGGGGCTCTTTATTAGGTGAACACGCTAGAGATAAGGGCTATACTTATTGGACAGATAAAGATTTTGCAAAAGCCTATGCAGATATTGATAGGGAATTAGCAAAATTGGAAGGCTCGAAAACTAAATATGAAAAAGCCGTTGCAGCTATTGAAGAAATTAAAAATAAAAAAGAGCAATTAGAAGAAGATATTCGGGAAGGGAGAATAAGCGAAATAGGTATAGACCCGTCCCAAATAAAGGGTTTCAATAAAGAAGAGCTCGATCAGATGATAAAAGAATTTGGCGAGCCGATGAAAGAAATGTTAAAGGAACTCGGCTTTGATGTAGGCAATGATTTTAAAAAATCGTTATCTGATGGAATGTCATCCGCGCTCACATCCTCGTTAGGAGAGGCTGCCTATAATGCCGATTGGGGCAGTTTCAAAAAAAGTTTTGCTTCTGAAATGAAAAAAGCCATTATCCAAGCTGCCCTTGAAAATGCCGGTATAAAAAAGAAAGTAGAAGAAATTATTTCAAAAATAATGGAAGACGGCAAAATTACGGAAGATGAGATAACCGGCGCCATCAACGGCCTGAAAGACTATCATGATCAGCTTGAAGAAACGATGGCAGGTCTTGCAAAAATTACCAAAACGTTGGAAAGCGGCGTTGAGATAAAAACCAAAGCCTCTGGCTCCATCATTCAGCAGCTTTCAGGATCCGATAGAGACGTGTTACTTGAAGCAATTCGTACGGGATTTAAAGCAATTAATCAGGTTATCGATTTAAAAGAAACGACCATTCAACATCTTACGGCTACACAAATTATTATCAATTCAGTTACCTACAATTCTTATAATAGCACGATATACATTACCGCAACCGAACAGACGGACATCCGCGCGTTGTTAGCGGAACTGGTCAAGGAAGCGTTAGCGGGGTAGAGAAAAGATGAGAATATTTGACGGAGAAAAAAAATTAGCTATTCCGATATGGATAACGGCCTCAAGCAGCGCGTGTACGGTACAAACAAAAACCGTCAAGCTCAATGATCGGAATGGTGAATACCTAACCGGAAAAGAACAGTATACCGCTCGAACGTTCCAGTGTTCAGGGACAATCCCAACCGATTCTGCCGATGCCGTTGAAAAAGAACGCAGCCGCTTATTATCCATACTAAGCGGTAAAGACTTAATCGTCTACCGCGATGATGATGATACCGTCTTTTACCGCTGCCGCCTCGCAGGACAAATACAGGTAACCTATTATAACGGAGATGCCCTCCATAAAGTTTTTACCATTAGTTTTACTCTCAAGGCCTTCGATCCGTTCGGCTATGGGCCTGAAAAGGTACAAATAATAAGCGCCGGCATTCAAACGCACGTAATTGAAAACGAAGGAAATTATATCTCAATTCCGAAACTTGAAATAAGCGGTACCAACTATGTAGAGGGAATGCTTTTTCAATGCAACGCTTCTTTTTTAGAAGTAAATAAAAAAATAAACCTACAGGAAGGGGAGCATCTTATCTATAAAAACGGCTGTCTTTATTTAAATGGAGAAGATATTTCCTATCGTCTTTCCGATCGCAGCTTCATTACGCCGCTTTATTTTCAAGCAGGAACCAATCGATTGGAGGTAAACGTTCCTGAAGGAGTAATCCGTCTTTCATATTATGGGAGATATATATAATGGTTGTTTTTTATGATAAAGACGGCAAAAGAATACAAAAGACATATGAATGCAGCTGGAGCTTTTCTCAAAAAAGAAACAAAGAAGGAACCGGTAAGATAGAATTAGTGCAGTATCCTCAAAACGCAAAATATGCGGAGCTTTATAAGGATACGGAAAAAATAAAAGAAGTCGTTTTACACGAACATTCTACCAACGAAGGTAAAACGAGTACGAGCGTTAAAACCCTTGAAAGTCTTTTTAAAAATTATCGTATCCCCGACGCTTGGCACGGCTGGGATAAAAAACCGTTAAGCTTTGTACTCGCCGATGCAATTTACGGCTTTGACTATATTCAAAAATCAACGCTTGAAGATTTTGCCGGTTATATCGAAAAAACGAATATCGCCTTAAATAAAATAAAAGATGGGGATATCCATCTTGATTATCACGAAGTCGGAAACAGCATCCACTATTACGAGCAAGGGCATATCACGTTTTCTTTTGACTGTGGAGAAGCGGTAAGTCAGCGGTATGTAAGGTGGGTTGAAACGACCGGAGAAAAAGTGTATATCGGCGTTCAGTCCCTTTCTTCCGATTCCCCGATAACCGGCGCAAATATACCCGATTTTTCCGCCGTTCCGATTTTAAATGCGCGTAGAGATAGAGCTGATGATAGCGCCCTGTTCGGCGTTCCCATCGCAAGCGATAAGCGATACGTTGCCGTACGTTTTATTTTAAAGTATATCAATGCCGATTGGATACAGGATTTTGCAACGCACAAAGTATATAATCAAAATAATGTATTAGTTGATAGAACGGTACGCGGCTTTACGCCGGTAATGAGAGCTTTTGAAATCATCACGCGCAAAAGAACCGAGTTTCATTTAAAATACAGCCTTACCGATCTAAACGAATTGGTAGACGGCATAGACTTTTCAAACGGCAGTACACTTTGGGAGGCAATTCAAAAGATACGGGAAAAATATACGTTTGATACCGCCTGTTACTTTGAAAAAGGAAAGGTTTTTTTTGAATTTGCACGGTCGCTTATAAAAAATAAAAAAAGAAAGGCCGATTATCTATTGCGTTCAAGCGATACGGTTACAGAAGAACTGAATAATACCGTTATAAAAGAATTAAAACAAAATATACAAAAGGTAAATGTGCTGCATTGCTACGGCGAAGGTGAAAAACAACAGCGTCTTTATGTGCGCATCCCTGAAGCAGGCACCTATGACGAACTTCCCACAATTGAGCAAACCTTTACGGATACGAAAATAAAAACGAGAGAACAGCTTTATAAAGCGGGAATGAAAAAATTAAAAGAAAAGCGGAATGAAGAGCACCCTGTTTTTGAGGTCGAAACGCTCAAACCCATCCGCTTATTCGATGAAGTTTCCCTCGTACACCCTCAAACGCATACCATTTATGAGGTTATCGTTGAAGAAGAAAATATTTCCTATAAAGAAAATAAATATACGCAAAAATTCGGTATCGGCGGTTTCCTTTTTAATCTGCTTTCGGCATTAATAAAAAAAGAACATGAGGGCCAAGATAATAAAATCTTAAAGCCTCCGGTAAGATTAATCGCAAGCCCTAAAATCAATGCGGTTGTTCTTGAATGGTCAGGCGACAATACCGATTTTGTAATTCGCTGGAAAGAAGAAAATCAAATCTTATATAATTACCGGCATACGAAACAAAGCCAAGAGCTCTTTGAACGGCTTGAATCGCATAAAAAGTATGTTTTTAGCGTCGCGAGCGTCTTTGAAGGTGAAATATCCGAATACACGGCACAAATCAAAGCACAGCCGCTTTCAACGGACATGAGCTTTCCTGCCGATGAGAACGCTTTAGTACATACCTGCTTCGATGAGATACCGCAACAGCTGCCTGCCGTTAATCCTTCCTATACGGCGTGGAAATCTAAAATAGTTGTATATCAGTGCACGGATAAGCATATCATTACCATGCCGTTTAACGATGCGGTACACAACGTCATTATTTTATCGGGCACGTTAAAAAATAATTTCACCTTGCAGCTGTTTTTTGATGCACAGAACGGGAACGGAGCAAAGCAGTATTTAATCGTGTATAAGCTAAAAGGGCGCTTTACCGTAACGATAAAAACCGCAGTAAAAGATACGCAGAAAATTGTAAAACGCATTACGGCAGAAACATACGGGGAAGGCTGCTATGCCGTCGTCGACTTTGCCGGTAACGTTTGGCACTTTAGGGGAGAAAAAGGAGCCGGCAGTGCATTCGAGGATTTACCGATCGCAGGGGCCGTAGAAGAAAACGATTATTTTATTATCGAAAAAGATAACGAAATTAAAAAATTAGAAAAAGTACAAACCCTTTTTGCCATTCAAAAAAACGATAGCCCTATCGGAGAAATAAAAACATTCTTTGACGACGATTATAAGCACGGCTTTTTACAAGCAAACGGTCTTCCCTTTAGCCCCGATGTTTTTCCTGAATTTGCTTCTTATGTTAAGCGTATTTTTCATACCGACGCCGAACCCATTACCGGTTGGCCGCTCCGCCCGAAACTGGAAGGCGCTGTAGCGGGAACAAAAATATTTATTAAGGCAGTACAAGGAGTATAGTATGGCATACACGAATGAACAATTAGGCAAAGCGTTAGAAGATTTAACGATTGCGTATAACAATTTTATCGAAAAGGCAAAAGAAGCAGCCATTGCCGCAATGGGAGATACCGTCATTGCTCAGATTAAGCAGGATGCAAAAGAGTTTATAGCCGATGAACTTAAAACGCAGCGGGATGAGCTGATGCAGGCCATTGAAAACGCAAAAATCGCATTGCATAATAGCGCCGTTGAAGCAGGCCTTGCCCTTGATAAGGCCGCAGAACAGAGAATAGCGGAATTAACGGCGCTGATACCCGCCGCCGAAGCACAGCTTAATCAAATATTTGAAACAGCGCATACTACGTTAAAAGAGACCGCTATTGCAATGGAAGAAACTATGCAAGAAAAAATAGAACAAGGAAAAAAAGATGTCGCTGAAAAATTAAACACGCTATCGGAAAATACGATTTTACAAATAGAACAAGCGGAAAAAACAGCGGAAAAAACTTTTGAGGCGGAAGTGCAGGGCTTTAAAGCCTTGGCAAAACAGGAAGCCGCTCATTTACGAAACCTAACGCAAGAGCAGCTGCAACAATTATCTTACGGGTATAAAGATTTATACGATAATATACTCTTTTTTATGAACGATCTCGAGAGCTCTGGCAAAATTGCAAAAAGGCCTCTTCAAAAAATAGAAAAAATTAAATTACCTAAAAAAGACGGCATCATTGTGTTACTGTGTTGTGGCGGAGATTATAATACTGATCAATTAGTTTGGCGTGCAAGCATTTGCAATACAAATAAAGAGCCGATAACCGTATTAGGCTATAGTAGGTTTTTCGACGTTCCGCCTGAAGCTTTTATTTTCTATAATCAATCGTTACCGCGATATACTTGCTTTGAGGCGGAAAGACTAAAGACGCTTGTATTTAACTATTATGCAAAAGACCTTCTCCTCGATGAGGACGGATTTTCATATATCGCATTTGAAAAAACGCAGCCTTCAAACTACTCAGTTTCTATCTACGGATACTGCACCGCAGAAGTAAATACGAACTTTATGCAAGCAGACCTACCCAGCATGAGCGCAGGCCATTACGGAAGCAATTTATATTATTATGGTCAATTTTGTTTCTTAAATAATAATAACGGTGTTAAAACAACGGTAGGCTTACCGTACCGTTCGGTTCAAAAAAATATCATTATAGGGTTTCTCTTTAAAGGTAATCTTGACAACCAACATTTTTTAAGATTTCAGAAAACTTTCCATATTCGCGGATATGCTACGAATATAACGTATAGTGAAGTGGAAAAGCCTTTATGCAATTCTTTCAAACTTTTTAAGTCTTTAGAACCATTATTAAAAGAAAAAGGCCTTTGTTTAAAATTCTTTAAAATACCTGCGCAGGAAGTTATCGCAAATACCGAACTTACCGATTCTATTAAAATGGTACGGTTAGTCCTTTGGCGTTCTTTGGGTTACTATTATAGCGATCTGCCTATGCTCGCGATTTTTGTTGACGATGAACAGGCGCCGGTTGATAATTTGGATACGCTTTTACCGCCTTCTTTTAAAACAATGAAGATTGCTTTAGATGCCGGAGCGGAGGAGAATTGGCGTTATGGCTATATCCCTATAAAGCCTTTTCTTACCGAAGAAAAATATTATATTTTTGAGGCGGATTTTAAAGTGTTATCGGGGGATGCCGCCGCGGCAACCGTGCTCTTTTATGATTTTACAACCGGCGCAAAATTGGCGGAAAGTCAAACCCCTGTTATTGACAGGCAGTGTCGGATAACTTTTGAATTTTCCTTTACCTATACCGCAGGGCATACTATTCAATTTTTGTGTTATGCAGGAGAAGCCGGAAAAACAAACGGGGTTCGCTGCGAATATTCTAACTTTTCTTTAATTGAAAAGAGGTTTTAGCTTTATGCATGTTATTAACTATGCCCCAAGCGGGCAGAACATGATTTTATCCGATGATGCGCAAATCGTAGCGGGCGTTTCCGGTAATGCGTGTTATTTACCGGCCGGAACCGGCGTCATTGCCCTTGCAGGCGACAGAAACGAGCTATCGGTTTCCCTTTGGCGGCAATGGGACGGCGTTGTAGAATCCGATGCCCCGCGCGGCGTTTTTCGCTTTAAGAATATACGCATCTTTTTTGATAACGTAACCGACCTTTTAACGCTCGTATTAAACGACTTTAAGGCAATTACGGATATTAAGGACGAGCAAGAACAAACGCACTGGTGTTTTACCTTTGCAAAAAACGGCCGCTTTACCGTCTATAAAAATGCAAAAGAGGCGTATAGCCTTTCTGCAGGCGATAAGCCGGTTGATATGACTGATGGCTTTATCCTCGGCGGAGGAAAAACACATGCGACATTCGATGAGGTGCGGGTGTATAAAACCGTCCTTAAGCAGGGAGAAATAAACGGGCTTTTTTACTTAGTCAGTAAAGGAACGCAGCTTACCCATCTTGAAAGCATCGTTCAAGGCTATACTCCCAAATACTTAGGCGTTGTAATGACGGTTCCTTCTACCCGAACGGCGGTTATTATGAAAGGCGATCGGCTCGGCGCACAGGATGCCAATCCCGGCGACTGGGTGCTGATGGGTAAAACATCCGGCGGCTGGAGATGCGGCGTTTGTTACCGCTGGACGGGCACGCTATGGGTAAACTTGGAGCCGGAATACAACTACGCCGAACAGTATCACGCCTGCCTTTTGCATATCTGCGAAATACCGGAACTGATGCAGAATACCGGACACTTCGGCGCGCTTTTTGCCAAGGTGCTTGTTGCACAGAAAGCGTTAATCGATACGCTGGTAGCGAAGGAAGCGTTTATCGATAAATTGATAGCGCAAGAAGCGTTTATCAATAAGCTTGCAACAGAGCAAGCCTTCTTGCGGCAGCTCGTCGTACAAAAGCTCTGCATCGATAGCGATGATACCACCCATCAAGATTTTGAAGCACGGTTTGACCAAGAGCACGGTTTAGAGATTAAGAATAAGGGAGAGGAGATATTTAGGGTTGATACCGCGGGGAATGTGTTTGCGAAGAATGCGACATTGATAGATGCCTATTTTAGTGGAAATATAGTATCTGGGCCTTTGGAACTGTTAAATTCTGAACCATCAACGCAGAAAATCACACTTGTATCAAACTCCACTGCAACAAGTATCGTTGAGAAATACGGGGTTATAGATATTATTTGTGAGAATATAAACGGCGGCACGCCTGTACATAGGTTTATTACTATGGCGATCCCTTTTACTACTAGGGTTCCTATATACGAATGGGATTATTCTCTTATACCTCCAAAAATGGTATTCAAAGAATGGAAAATAGTATCAGGTGTAACCAATACTGTACAATTCTTTACAAATTCTGGTGATAAAACGTATACCAATAATGAAACAATAACCGAAGACTATATTTTATCCTCAAAAAAAGGTGTTAAAACATTCAAACTAAAGAATATACCGACAGTAAAACCTGTTGATAAGAATATTGTATGGGTTGATTCATCTGGATGTTTAAGACTGTCATAAATCAAGTTTAACAGTTATATCAACCAGTGTTTAATATAAGACGATTATTGATCTCGCCTGTGCTTTAGCCTGCAACATAACACCTTTGCTGTTAATTGCTATCGGCTGTATATTTAAAGGATTATAAACTTGAATTTGAATCTCTGCGTCTTTTGCCAATGTCTGAGTATCAAATAAAGCATTAACATCCCTTAATACAATATCGTTTTCATTCGTTTTATTGTATACGGTAAAGCTAACAGATTTGGCATTCAGAATCTCATAGTGCGTATTACTGACCTTATTCAAATAATTGCGACTAATACTTACAAGCGAAACATCACCGTTATCGTACATAGGCAACAAAAGGGATTTACCTGTATCTACTGTAAATTTATAAGATAGGATTTGTTTTTCATTCTCTTTAAAATTTTTTGCATCGACTATTGCAGCATAATCAGACTTGTTTTCAATAATAGTATCTTGTGTTTTATACATTTGACACCCCGCCAGCGCTAAGACCAGCAATAACAAAACAGCAATCTTTTTCATAGTAAACTCCTTTCAGTGCAGCTAGTATACTATAAGAAGCTTGAAAAAAGCAATAACGAGTGAGTTTGTGTATAATTTAAAACATATCGTCAAGGGATTGTTTTTCTTTATTTGTAGCGTATGGATATGGCTCTATTTTTTCACAAAAATAGTTAAAAACAGCTTCTCTTCGTGTATATATTATATGCCAACTAAAATCAGTCTTTGCTATAATAATATATGAATTATTTTTTTTCCATACCATTTTCATACCGTATAGCATACCATTGAATGGAGTTTTATAAATATCTCTAACCTGCGCTGTTGTAATTTTATGGTGTATTTTTCCTTCTGCAGGTTTTAAATACATGGGTTCTCCATACTTTTTTATAAGCATATTTACAGATTGCTGAAATTCTTCACTTTCTTGTTTTGTTAATTCAGGCGTAGAGAAGAATATAGAAAGCGCTTTAAACATTTCTACATCGACTAACTCTTTTCCAAAAAAACAAAAAACTATTGTAAAGCCTTTGCTCTCGTCTTTATAGGCAAGCGTATCTTGCCATTCATGTATTTCAGGAACAATACTATTAAGTCTGTTTTTTGCATCTATATGAGTTTTTTTAAATTTTGTTCTTTCTATAACAAATTTTATTACATCTTCTTGCGTTGTTCCCCACGGAATACCCGCAAAGGTATAGGGCTTATCATCTTCCGCAAAGCACAAGGCCGCAACAGTTAGCACAGCGATTAAACAAACTATTTTTTTCATTTTCTCCCTCTTTTATTCATAGTTTACCCCCTTTTCCTGCTCCACGCAAGCATTTTTTATCGTAATAGTTCTAAACCCGTTGACAAAATCTATTAGTTCTTGATTTTCTGCTGCCCTATTTTAGCACAACAGAAAATCATCTTTTTTTTCTTCTTTTCCTCTCGACTTATATAACATTCTGCTCGCAACTTTTTATACTTACGACCATGACAGTAGAAGCATTGCCGCATAGTGAATTGATTGTTATCGGCGTTATTGTATTGGCCTTTATCTTGATGATAAGGCGGGGCGGGAAATTCTCGCTTTTCGGACAAACAATTGAAGTCGCAGGGGGCGGCAAGGTTCAAAAGATAGACACAATAGGCCTTATGTACCTAATGAAAGACGCCTGCGAGCGTATAGAGATGCTCCGTAAGGAGCGGGCAGAAGACATACTACAGGACATATCGTACCTTTTAACCGGTATCAGTACCCTTTCCTGCTGCCTGTACCGGGCAGAGGCAATCCTTAATAAAAGATTGTATAAAAACGGGTTTGAAGACTTAACCGTGCAGACCGTTACCGGCTACATTGAACAATTAAGCGATGAGCTTTACAGCCACTTACAGCGTGAACTTACCCGCGCCGAACAATGCGCGGTTAACCCGCCTGAACCGATCGATAAAAGCAAAACATACGCTATTGCGAAAGAGTTTACTCAGCGGGCGGCAGATATATACTTGCGTGAAGTAAAAAGCAAGGCGGATATGTACGAGTCGTATCAGCCGCTTTTTGAAAAGCTGGGAGATACTATCCGCGTCGAATTTTGCAAAGAGAAGAAAGAAAAAAAACTTACCCAAGCAGCAGCGCTTGAGAAAGTGTTAGAAAAACTGAATGCGTAAATTAAGGAGGGTTTAAAGATGGGAACCATACGAGACATTGACCGGCTGCAACCGGAATTGGCAAAGCGGACGCGGGCTTTTTTAGCGGAACTGAAAAAGCGCGGCATAGACGTTATCGTGCTTGAAACGGATCGTACCGTCGATACGCAGCTTGCCTATTATGCCCAAGGGCGTAAGCCGCTTGAGGATGTGAACGCACTGCGTAAAAAAGCCGGTTTGTACCTTTTAACGGAAGATGAGAATAAGCGCATTGTAACGAAGACCACGCAGTCACGGCATTTCGGCGGTAACGCGGTTGACATTGCGCCGGTAAAAGACGGGCGCATCTGGTGGCATGCGCCGGAACAGGTATGGAAAGAAATCGGCACTATCGGCGAGGAATGCGGGCTTGACTGGTGCGCAGGCGGTTACGGGCAAGTGTGGGGTAAAGGCTGGGACAACCCGCATTTTGAGCTTATGCAAGGGATAGGTACAAATGAGAATCACCAAGGAGCGGTTGATGAATGAGCAGCGATACGATTCTGCTAAAGATACATTGCTACACATAAAGCGTGTTAATGCCTTACTCTTGCAGTTCTTGCAAGAGCTGATAAACAGGGCTGTAACACACGATGAATCGAAATTGCATGAACCGGAAAAAATGTTTTTTGATAAAATGACACCGCGGTTAAAAGCTTTAACATATGGTAGTGAAGAGTATAAACAAGCATTGGCAGAATTAAAACCGGCTCTTGATCACCATTATTCTCATAACAGCCATCACCCTGAGCATTATGACAATGGAATAGATGACTTTACGCTTGCCGATTTAGTTGAAATGTTTTTTGACTGGAAGGCTGCGAGTGAACGGCATAATGATGGCGATGTTTTAAAATCTATCGAAATCAACAAGCAACGCTTCGGCTTGTCGGATCAGCTGTGCAAGATTTTCGAGAACACAGAACGGTGGTTGTGTATAAAAAAAAATACGATAAATCAAAAGGAGCGGTGAATGAATGAAAAGAATGTTTTTATTGTTTGTGTTATCTGTCTTTTGCTGTTTATACTTACCGGCTGCTGCACAGGGGCCGGAGTACGTGATAACGGAAGCGGAGCTTACGCAGTTAGAGAAAATCTCGGAGCGCTTGCAGATGAGCAGACAGAGTCTGCAATCTCAAGCGAACGGCTTAACGGAACGCTTGAGAGCGCAAGAGCGGAAAGCGAGCAACTTAGCGATGAGCTTGCAGCAAGCAGAAGAGACGGCGAAAGGCTTGAAAACTCAATTACAGACGGAACGGGAGAGCTTGAAGCACTTGCGGCAATCCTACAACGCATACGAACAAGAGGCGGCAAGCCTGATAGCAGAGCAGCAGGCGATAATTGATAAACAAAAGGACAAGCTGCACCGCAGGATGATTACGATCATCATTCTTTCTGCGGTTCTTACGATAATCGGCTTACTCACCGGTATTAAATACTATCTAAAGTTTAAATTCGCTCTTTTTCATCCTCCCTAGCGGCTGATGACAAGAGGGCAGTTGTCAAGTAATACTTTACAACTGCTTTACCGGTTTATAAGAAACACAGGAACTTTGACCTACAACGTACAAACGGTATGCCCTCAACTCTTAAAAACAAGGTTTCTTATATCAAGATGTGAGGGCATATCTTATATTTAAAAATACTGTACCGATATTTGTACTATGAAGTACTGCGATAAATCTATTATAGCGCAAAACTTAGCGCAACGAGTAGCAATTATTGAATCGTTTTTAAAACGACAGCGGAATGCACACGAAGCGGCGCAGGTGTTACAAATATCTTTATCACATGTTTATACGCTTGCGCATAAAGCACAGAAAGACGGATTAGAATCGCTTTTAACACTGAAAAAGAGAGGCAAGCCGCCTAAAAAATTTGATACTGCATTTAAACAAAAAATCATTTCATTGTATAGCGAATATGAAACGCTTTGTACTGAACAATGGCATATTGAACGCTGTACCTTTGCGCAGTTTAGAACCGATGTTTTAAAAGCAAAATACAATATTACCGTATCTTATGCGGCGCTTCATAAAATACTAACGGAAGGCGGCAAAAAAAGCCCAAAAGCTCACCGCATAAAGAAACAAGAGAGCGAACATACCTACCGTGATAGGGCTGCAAAAGAAGGAATGCTTTGGCTTGGCGATGGCAGTCCTTTTCATTGGTTCGGTGGGCAGGATGAACAATGTATCCATATTATACAGGATGATGCAACCGGTAAACTCATCGGTCTTTATATGACGCAAAATGAATGCTTTTTCGGCTATGCTGAATCTTTCAAACAAGGGCTTAAACGCTATGGGGTTCCGGAACAGCTTGCAACTGATTTAGCGGCTATTTTTTATACGACCGAAAAACAAAAAAATGCAGTAAATACCGATGAACAACTGAACGGGATTAGCACAAAAAAAACGCAGATGGGGCATATTCTTTCTGACGTATTGGGCATCCAACTATGCCCCTGTTATACGCCGCAGTCAAAGGGACGGGTTGAACGGATTGGGCAAACATTGCAAAGCCGCTTACCGCTTATTTTTAAAATGCGAGGGATTAATGATATTGACAGTGCTAATGCCTACTTTCCGGAATTTATAGAGCTCTTTAATGCGGAGTTCGCAGTAAAGCCTGCATCACCGGAAAGCGCGTATGTTACACTGCGGAAAGAAGATAATTTAACGGAACTATTTTCAATTTGTCATAAGAGAAAGAGCGATAGTGCCGGTGTTTTTTCTTTTCATAATTATAAATTTCGTATACAAGGGGCTATTTCAGTTGTTCGGTTGCGAAAGGTAAAAATATACCTTAACAGTGAATGGGGCATAAAGGTTAGAATCGGTAAAGTTTTTTATTCGGTAGAACTGCTGCAGATGGATGCAAATAAAAAAGCGGCCGGAGCAGAACGCTTATCAGTACCGATTGTCTGGAAAGACCTTTTTAATAAATATTTGTACGTTAACGCCAAAACGGTAAGCCGCGCACATCTGGTAAGCTGAAAATCGACCGGCGATACCATCACTCTTCCCTTATCTACAACGGGGGTACTATGTCTTGCTCCCATTATAGCTATCCTTTCGGTGGCTTTTTTTAACCTGTATTTCACTATTTTTCTATTTTTCCCCTTTTATTTTGCTATTTTAGCCCTACTTTTGCGCGGTTTATTCCTTTTTGCTTATATAAAAAGCTATTTATTTTATTTTTCACTTTATTTTTTATATAAAGTATTGACAGGATTATATGACCGCCTGCAAAAACTCCTATGTCTTTATTCGTGCGGAGGGTTTAATACCCCGACGCTTGCGTCGTAACGAAGGGTATTAAAGCCGACTGCAACCACCT